AACAAGAGGAGCGAGAACGATTGTCCTTGCTATTTTAAAAGGTCTTGTAGGCAGCAGAACAAACCTTGCTATAGATAACAAAGCAGAGCAGGAATATATTTATTTTTGTGCTGGAGCTTGGCATATTAGAGGTAATGATTTAAATTCAATAAAAGCTGTGCTTGATGAAATTGTCCTTGAATTAGGAAGTATTGAGAGTGTTTGTGGAGAGCGTTGGGGTCTTTGGGATTTAGTTGATTGGTGTGATGATAATGGTGTTGTTTTCAATGCTGTAAACCCTTCTTATGATCTACAAAAAACAGCTTTTTCTGAATTATACACTTTAATATATGAAGGAAGATACAAAGCTCCAAAAATACCAATACAAGGAACAAAAAGTGAGTATCTTTTTGAAGAAGAAGCTCTTAAATTTGTGCATGACAGCAGAAAAAGGTTTTATGGAAGTCCTGAAAAACACGATAATATGGGAGTACAGGATGATAGTATGTTTGCTTTAGGATGGGGTATTTATGGTTTACGTCTTTTAGGGATTGACGATTTTACAAAAAGAAGTTTTAGTAGGTTTATGGGAGCTTTTTTTGAAGATAAAACTAATAGGAGAATTATTATATGAATGATATTTTAACATCTACACCAGAAGAAATAGCAAAACTTGTAGACACTTTGAGCGAAGAAAATTTACATGCAATAGCTCAACAATATTTACCTCAAAATTTATCAGGAACAGTTAAACATATTGATAGTGATGGTTTTGAGGAAGGGTATTCTGAGATTGAAGGAACAAAGAATCTAACAGAATTGCAGAAATTGTGTTGGGATAAATTTTCTAAGAATCCTCAAATACGTTCTTATATTTCTGATTATAAAGGGGGTTTAAGTGGTAAGGGTTTTAATGTGGTTTCTGACATTTTTGAAGTTAATCAGTTTTTGAAAGAGATTATTGAAGATGTTAGAAATGAGCTGTACACAAATATGACTAAGTATGTTGCTCGAAGTGAGATTGAAGGAGAGCTTTTCTTAATGTTTACTGTGCATACTTCTGGTTTTACTGAAGTAGATTTCATTTCTCCTTCTGCTTTAGTTGGAGGTGATGAAGGTAGTGGTATTTTCTTTCATCCTAAAAAACAAACAATGCCTGTTTGTTATGAAATTTCTTTTTCAGATGAAAACAATACAGTTTATGTTCCTTCTATTTATTGTGCTTATATTGAGAACCTTGCGGAAGAAGTTAATTCAAAATCTTATTTTGATAAAGAAAAATTAAAATTTGCAGAAGATTCTAATTTTAAAGAATTAAATGGTTTTAGAAGGTTTATAGTTCGATGGGACAAAGGTATTTTGAAAAAAAGAAATGTTTCCCATATAGTCTGCACTTTGAATTGGATTGAGCAGTATGAACAACTTAAAAGATGGGAAATTTTGCACAAAAAATCATCAGGAAGTTATTTATGGGTTATTGAAATGCAAGATACTAAAGCATTTAGAACTTGGTTGTCTATGACTCCTGAACAAAAACAGGAAACTGGTATTTATGCTGAAAAAACTCCTGGGGGTACTTTAATGCTGCCTCCAGGACTTACTTTAAAGTGTCACAACCCAAATCTTCCAAGAATTTCAGATACAGATACAGATATTTTACATATGGTCACTTCTGGATTGAACACAACAGACCATGCTTTAACAGGAAAAACAACAGGCAGCACTTTTGCTGGTATAAAAGAAACTGGTAAAAGTGCTACAGACAGACTTCAAAATGAAATTGAATATTTTGAAAGATTTTTGAGATATGATTTTTGGAGACATATTTTTTATATAAAAGGGCAACTTGATTCTAAGTTTAAAACTTCTTACAAAAAGAAAGAAGTTTGGGGATTTGATGAAAATGGAGAACCAATTTTCAGAAATGTAGAAAAACAAGTGCATGATCTTATCTATTTTGAATTTCCAACTTCAGAGGTTCAAAATGTTGTTGATAAAGCGAATGCTTTTCTTGGTAGTAAGCATGCTGCTGTTACAGATGCTTTAGGAGTGCCTGCTTCAAGTGTAGCGAGAAAACTTGGTTTTACTTCTTATCCTTTTTTACGTTTACAAAAAGCCACAGAAGAAGCTATGTACCCAGAGTTAAGAACTGCTGAAGAATCTGAAGCTGCTGTTGAAAAAGCAAGTGAACCTGGTAAGGATGAAGAAGCTACGAAAGAGACAGAAGAAGAGGAAAATAAAAAAAAGGAGGATAAAGATAGGAAAGGCAACAAAAATAAGGTTGACAAGGCTAAAATACACTATTAGTATGGATAAAAATACGGAGGAAAGTTTATGAACTTATTTCTTGAGGTTTTTCAGCATGCTCATTGGTTTATTGAGCCTGATTCTTTAAATTTATTGCTGAATACTCTTAAATCAGAAAATGCTAAAGATTCTTTTGAAGAAAATTTTAAAACTTTTTTCAAAAATCCTGAAGATGATAAAGCAATTTCTTATGAGGTGGTTGATGGTGTTGCTTCTATTCCTTTATATGGACCAATCTTTCCAAAATCTAACTTTATGACTTGGTTAGGGTATGCTACAGCTCTCACAGATTTAAAAAATGCTTTTGAAAAAGCTAAAATGGACACTTCAGTCGATTCTGTAGCTTTGATTTGTCATTCGCCCGGAGGGGTTGTTTTTGGTGTTAATGCTTTTTCTCAATATCTTAAAAATTATGAGAAAAAAGTTTCAACATACGTTCCAGGCATGTGCTGTTCTGCAGCTTACTGGATAGCATCAGCTTCAGATGAAATTATAGTTGATGAAACTGCAATGGTTGGAAGTATTGGGGTTGTTTGTGATGTATTAAATCCTGAGCATGATCCATACATCGAAATAACTAACAGAAAATCCCCCAATAAAAGACCCAATCCAGCCACAGAAGAAGGTAAGGGTGTCATTCAAGATGAATTAGACGCACTTGCTGATGTTTTTATTAACGCTGTAGCAGGAAATAGAAATGTTTCTATTTCTGTTGTAGAAAATAAATTCGGAAAAGGAGGTGTGCTTGTAGGTAAAGATGCTGTAAGTGCTGGAATGGTAGACAGTATAGCAACTTTTGATGAATTTGCTTCTTCTTTAAAAAAAGACAAAGAAGCAAGTTTTGTTATAGATAAAAAAACAAATGAGGAGAACAATATGAATCTTGAAGAACTTCAGGCAGCTCATCCTAAACTTTGGGAAGAGATTCAGAGCAAGTTTGCCAAAGAAGAAAAAACTTCTGATGCTCCTGCAGAAAAATCTGCGGACACAGAAGCTCTTGAAAAAATTAATACGAATATTTCAAAGATTGGCGCAGTTATTAAATCTTTGGATGAAAAAATCAAAACACTTGAAAAGAAAGATGCTGTAAGAGACGAAAAAGATGCAGAAGAAAAGGCTTCTCTACTTGCAGATTCAGTACTTGCTGGGACAAAACTGTCTCCTGTGATTAAAGGCAAGATTAAGAAATCTGTGAATTATGCAGAACATGTTTCTGAAGAAGGCGTTTTTGATTCTGAAGCTTTTAAAGCTGCTGTTGAAACAGAAGCAGAAGACTATAAAAAAGTTCTTTCTGGTAAGATGGAAGTCGCAGGGGCTTCAAGCAACGAAGATTTTGATAATGTAGAAGGAATGAAAGATGAAGATATCAATTCTCTTCTTTCTGATCTTGGCATTGTTGAAGAAGCAAAGGAGTAAAATATGACTTATTTTGATAGGGATTTTGAAGCAAACAAAGTGCTTAAAGGGCAGGGAAGTACTGCTCAAATAACACATTTGCCAGATTCTCCAGGGTATCTTCCTTTATTTCATTCACGAAGAGAACAGGCACTTATTGTAGATGCTACTGTTGATAAAGGTTTTGGTTTTCTTCCAAAAGGCACTGTGCTTGCAGAAAATGCAGCTTCAGGTAACTATGTTCCTTATGCTGCTGTCGGTTCAGATTATTGGAAGTCTTTTGCTGTAGCTGATGTAGCTAATGCAGCAACTTCTATAAAAATTCTTAAACAGGAAGCTTACATTTTTCAGGTAGGTTTTTCTATTGTGCTTGAACATGATGACACTACTCAGGTATATCATGATGGTGGAGCTATTACTGCTGTAGATTTAGATTCTTCTGATGTTTTTGCAGAAATTACTTTCACCACTGCAGTAGCTGTTGCAACTTTTACTACAGCAAACAAAACAAAGTGCTATATCAAATCAGGAACAGTTTCAGATAAAATGTCTGATGCTGTTTGTATTCTTGATAAAGACATTGATACTGGTTTTGGTCAGTATGCTGTTGGTGGGAACTGTTCTATTGTTTTAACAAATGCTGTTCTTTATTCTTTCGGACTTTTGAATCTGGACAGTGAAGCAAAAACTGCCTTAAACGGTACAACTCTTGGCAGATTTTTTGTTCTGAGATAAAAGGAGATTTTTATGGCTAAAGGTATTGACGGTATTCCTATTCTTCATCTTGAAACTATGAATAAAATGGTTTCTAAGATGCCAAAAGCACCAGATACTTTTTTTACAAAGATGTTTGGTACAGATAAATGGGATTCAGATACAGTAAAGTGGGACATTGAGTATGGTTCAGCAGGGATGACACCTTTCGTAGCTCCTGGAGCACCTGCTCCTTCTGTAGGAGTTGACGGTTATGGTGAAGGTTCTGCTAAAGTTGCATTTTTTAAAGAAAAAATGTTTTTTGATGAAGAACTTCTTAACAACCTCAGACAGCCTGGCACAAATTCAAAAATGCGTGCAGAAAAACAGATTGCAAGAGGTATCCAGAAACTTTCTCTTCGTGTTGACAGAAGAAGAGAATGGATGTGTTGTCAGATGGCTGTAAAAGGTGAACTTGTTTATACTCAGAAGGGTGGCACTAAAATTAAAGTAGATTATGGTGTGCCTGCAGAGAACAAAATCACGCTTGCGGATAACAGAAAATGGGGTACTGGTGTTGATCGTAACCCTATTGAAGATATTTATGATGCAAAACAGCTTTATTCCGATAATACAGGGAAATCTCCAGAGTACACACTTTGCAACAGTTCAATTTTGAAACTTCTCATGTTTGATTCAAAATTGCAGGAAATGCTTAAAAAATCAGCATTTGGCGACGGTGATCTTTTTAAAAACCCTGCAACAGTTGTAGGTTCTTTGATTGGCGTTGGTCCTCTTCATATTTATGATGAGTTTTATGAAGTTCCCGGTTGGCTACTTCAGAACGTAGGAACTTCTGACACAGAAATTTTTGTTGAAGACGCTACTGATTTTGCTGTCGGTGGTACTCTTTATTTTTGGAAAATGGATGAGCCTCTTGTCAAAGAAAAAAGAACAATCACAGCAGTTGATGTTGTTGCAGGAAAGCTTACTATTGATTCAGCTCCTACACGCACTTATAAAGCACGTTTTGATAAAGTTTGGATGCGTAGGAAGTATGTAGAAGATGATATTTTCCATATGGGTTCTTGGACAAAAGATGGAGCCTCTATTGCTGAAATAGCAGAAGCCCCTTACGGTCTTAAAGGCAAGTATGGTAAATTTATTGACAGAAAAGAAGAATGGGACCCAGATGGATTGTTTGTCAGAGTTCAGGATAAAGCTTTTCCTCTTCTTTATCACCCTGACATGGTTATGACTATTAAAGTAAAATAAAAATACAGTGAGGAGGGGCTTCTGCCCCTTCTTTATAGGAGACATAATGGTTAAAGCAATCGTAAAAACTACAGTTAAATTTACAGGATTAGGTATTGTGAATACTGGAACAGTTTATGAAGCAGAATCTTTTAAAGAGCTTCCTGAAGCAATTCAGCAGGAAATTGAAGCAGGTACAGAAGTGATTCAGGTTATTGAAAATTCAAAAAAAGAGAAACCTAAACCTGAAAAAAGTCAGAAAAAAGTTGTTGAAGAGGAAGAAGTTGAAGAGGAAGAAGTTGAAGAGGAAGAAGTTGTAGAAAAAGAGAAACCTAAACCTGTTCGTAGAAGAAAAAGGACACAATAACTATGTTTATTAATTTAGAAGCCTTGATTGCAGCAGTAAGCACCCAATTATTGTCTTTTTCAGATAAAGCAAGTCCTGAAATGATTTTTTTTGCTTGTGATATTGCTTCTAAAGAGACTGGTGTGATTTTTCCTTTAAATAATAATATAGAAGAATTTTGGTTAGTCCAAAGAAGCATACGTTATGTTATTGCTGATTTAAGACTTCAAAGCAGTCCTAAATTTAAAATAAATTCAATGCACTTAAATCAAAGATTTGACCATTATTCTAAACTTATTGAAGAATTTGATTTAAAATTTAAAGAAGCTTTAGAGAATGACCCTTTTCTGTTTAGTAACAGGCGTTCAGAAGGGTTTTCTTCTGAGGCTTTTGTTACCTATATACCAACAATATAAGAAGGAGAGATAAAAATGAGTTTAACAGTAGAAGGTAAAAACTATGCTTTGGATGGGATTGCTTCTGTAGCAACAAAGGCAAGGCTTTTAGATGGTACAAATGCAGAAATACTTGATCATGCGGGAGCTTCACAAGATAAAACTTTATCTTGGGGAAGTGCCTCTTCTGGTTCTGTTAGCACAACAACTACTGTAACTTTTGAAGTTCCAGCAGGAACTACAGTAGCTGCGATTTCTTACAGGTCTACAGATGGTGTTACAGAATATGGCAGGGACGTTATTGCAGTAGAAAACCAAGAAACTTACACAAATGATGGTACTTATAATCTAACTTCTGGAACAATCTCTTTTGCTTAAAAATGAGACATGGTATGAAACCGCAGATTTTTGGGTAAGGGTCAGAAAAATCCCTGACCAGTCGGGACTTAAAAATGTAATTCAGCACACTTATTATTTAAAAAAGGACATTAATAATGATAGATTCCCAAAAAAGAATGACATACAGTTACAACAAAAGTTTTCAGGAGCGGTGTAAATGGTTTATGTATCAACACGCACAAACAGTTCTTGACAGTGAAACACCCGATACAGATGACCTGAAACTTGCTCAAAACGTGTGGGCTGACGGTCTTAATTATCAGAATGTCGCATTAATCATGATGACTAACCCCACAATCGGCAGTCATGTCGATAATGACGAAAACATAACAGATTCTGAAATACAGTATGTAATCAGTACAGAAAACAAGTTTAATACCATTGCACAAACACTTGTAGCAGCAGGAGTAATTTAAAAATGGCTGTTTCCATGGCAAACATATCAGGGGATATTGGCAGTGCTGTTTCAGTCGCAGGCGGTGCAACAACTTGGAGCGGTTCGGCAATATCGTTACTCAGCACTGAAAGAGGACAGGAATTAAGACTGTTTATAGATGTTACGTTCAATAGTTCAGCTTCAGGAAATGCAGTTCTTCATATTAGACAGGACAGCGACACAAGCTCAGGAACATACGCTAAAACAATAGAGGTTGATGCAGGGAATACAGTAAGTGTTGAACATCCTGTTTTGTCTCCTTTTCAATACTTGGATATCGCAATTGAAAATGAGGACGCAACCTATTCTCTTACATACTCTGCACGT